GTACGCACCTTCTCTAAGAAAACGCGTTCGTTGCGTGAACCCTTGCTGCTATTGCATGACACGCAACATGTGCGCATGTTGCCTTCATCTATAGCCAGCTCTGGTGCTTTGCTAACTGGGATGATGTGGTCAATGGTCATGTTCTTATTCTCTGCACCACAGTAGTAACACACATAGCCATCTCTTGCCAATACTCGAAGGCGTACTTCCTTGTACTTCCTCGATAGTCGAGGATCACCTTTCTTAGTTGCCATGATAAGGGCAATAGTCTATTGAACAACCGCACATTACTGCCACCCCTTAGTTCTCAAATGATGTAAAGCCTTACAGTAGTCAGGCTCATCATACTCTGTATAACCATACCTATGTTGAACATACTTCCAATAGAAGTAGAACTGATAGTCATAAGGTGCATCTATCAGCTTGGTATTGCGTATCTGGTAGTACCCATGATGTGAGCCATTGCGAGCATTAGCTCTAAATGATGACTCTCTATGGACTATCTCGTTATGGCATTTATATTGCTTATCTGTTAATTGGTAATCAGCTAATGAATGTAAATCGTAATAACGATCTATTGAGCCTACTCCTACTGCTGTACTCTGCATAGACAGAGCTATCCCAATAACGATTGCGACCCCGCGGGCTTTCTGCTTAAGCAGCCCGCGGTGAGCCTTTGAGAGGCTCTCGCTGGTGAGTGTACCAGCCCTGTCAAGCATGTGGATAACTCCCGCGTTAAACGCGTGTCGTACCCTACTTATCCACAGATGTGCATAACTATTTAGAATCCGTACTGTAGAAGCCACTACCCTTGAAATGTATCGCTGGAACACTTGAGTACACCTTCCTCATCGTCTCACCACAGAACGGACAATCTAAATCGTGTGGCTCGGATATGGACAATTCTTTGTCGTAGCGAGCATTAGCCTCGCATTGGTCGTTATTACACTCGAACTCATAGATTGGCATTAGATACCTGACACGTCCTGCATGGGACATCCTTTAACTTCCACGATCCACATAGTGTGCATCTTTCAGGCTCAAGTTTATCAGTATCAGTCTGAATATCGCCGTATCCTGCTTGTAAAAGTAGCTGAACCAAGTCACCAAACAGCATGAAGGCTAGATAATCAGGTACGGACTCCTGCTTATCAGATTGTCCATTCATTCTGCACACCACGAAATAGGGCTCTTTGCCTTTACTTCTCTTGGCGGCTTGGCGCAGCCATTCCATCGGAGCGAAGGTGCTACGACTCTTTACTTCGCAGTCAAAGGGTACGTTTACAACATCCTTTCCGTTCCCTCGCTGTACCGCAGCTCCGCCCCACCATTGCGACAGGAAGGACGCAACGCTTCTCTCTGTGGCGTAACCACGATACTTCCGACTCTGGTTAGACATGGATTAGGTCATGCCCTTCCAGCAGAGTTAATTGTGTGGCACTTGTCGCATTTCCAAGACTGGAGCATTGCTCTTGACTTGATCTGTGAGACTGTTGGTGGGGTATTACATAACTGGCAGATAATGGCAAAGCCTAGTTTCTGTAATTCCCATGCTGATGCTTCAGCAGCTTGTAACTGCTCATCGGTAGGAAACTGCTCCCACTCATCATCTTGATTACGGAAGTATAATTTACCCACGTTTCACCTGCGGCTTCCATGTGCCATCTTTGGCAATCTCATACCAGATAGGGTCGCATCGCTCTGCATCTCCTAAGATTTGAGCCATGCACTTCCAATGACCCCAAGGCTTACCTGCCTTAGAAGTTCCTGTTTTCCATACACGCGCACCATGGATACAGCTCTCGTCTGTCGGAGTGCCACCAAGGACATCCTTGACCATCCCAACTGCTTGCTCCATTGTTTGTACTGGTGCTGTCTCTCGTATCATCCATGGATCATCTTCCTTTGGTACTGGGATGTACTCCCTCGATGTATCAGCCATCTTCGCCTTAGCTTCTGCCACTTGTGTAGCTACCTGTGCGCCTTTTGCAACTTTCTGCATTTCTTCACGACTTGGGCGCTTTCCCTTTGTCGCATAGCCAGCCGAAGCGAGAGCACGACCAATCGCAGACGTTTCACAATTTTCGAGAGCTGAAGTAGCATTAACTCCACGCCCTTGTATCGTTTCTTCCGCGAGCCCAGAACTCCAAGGGTGTTGATCAACCTCAGTTCTGTATATGTAAGCCTGTACGATAAAACGTGTAGCACTTGCTTCAACCAACCTTGTGTCAATACGTCCATCTGGGTAATCCTTCCAAAACTTAACTAGCCGCTCTTCTACTGTCTCGTAATCTTCTAGGTTAAACATAGAGTTCATTCTCCTGTGTCTGTAGCATGCCAGCTATAGCGAGGTAGGAGCAGCCATCGACTGCGTTATCAATCTTTGCACTTTCCATTGACCTTGCGATTTTGACCAATGCCATACAAGTTGCAACTTGATAGTCTGTGATTGGCATTTCGAGGTATGAACTCCATAGTGCTGCGGTTCTTTGCATATTGTCTGATGGATGTCCATAGTCCATACCACGATCTTGTATCGTAGCTTTGGCTTGAGTAAGAAAGTCACCGGCGTTCATCGGCTAACCTGATGCTGTGTCTGTGCCTTGATAAGTCGGCGGGCATTTATCTTGCCCTGAATCTTGCCGTGTTCGTGTCCTTTGGCGTAGCCAAGTAGGAAGCCAAAGACTATGCCTAAGCAACCCATTCCAATAAGTGCATGATCTACATTCATTTTGAGCCCTTCTGTACCCGTATTTCGTGTACGGCAGAAGTATTACATCAGATGGATGCGACAGCCCCCAGATTTAGATAACAAACGTATAACGATTTCAGCAGGATTCTCATCCTCAAAGACTGGACTAGCGAACCCGTCCATAGACCTTGCCCTGCACAATAAATGTGCCGTTCTTCTCGATGTGGATTATGTCCACTTGGACGTTAGAACCCTTGACATACATGATGGCAAAGGCTTGCTGCCAATTCGCCGTTCCCTTGGTGTATGAGGCTTGTCTGAAGTCCATGAGATTACCTACCTCAACTCCATGTAAAACACGCCCTAAACGCCCGCCAGAGGCTTCTGTGAAGGCGCTACGCCCTGCCCTATGGGTATGACCAGAGATGACGTTCTTTCCATGCCTACGAGCCGCTTCAAGGGCTGATAAGCCCCCTAGCTGCTTGATTGGTGTGTGGTCTCCATGGACTGCTATCCAGTTAGGAGCGATGTTCATTGGATTCTTATGGAAGGTAATGCCTAGTTCATCAAACTTCATGAACTTCTCAAAGCGAAGCTCTGGCAAAGATAGGAATGATGGAATCTTCTTCATGATAATGTTGTACAAGCGATCCGTATGATTAGAACGCAAACAGTCTGTGACCCCTAGCTCCCATAGCAGCTCGACACAGCGGTCTCGGTCATCGCCAAGGCTCTGCTCGTAGGCTTGAGGTGTGCCTTCTGACCACTTGCTTATAGTCTGAAAGTCAATCTCATCGCCGATGGTGACAGTTTGGTCTGGCTTAAAGGTCTTAAGGAATCTGGCTATATTCTGTGTTACCCAGACATCGTGAAACGGAACTTGAAGGTCGCTCAGGATAACTATCCTTTTGACTGAAGCCATTAGTCCTCATCATCGTCATCGTATGGGATGTTATCTATGCGATTGGGTAGGTTAGGGATAATCCAATCAGGGAAGGATTCACGATCACCGAGCATCCAGAAAGCATGAGTCTCTGAAAAACCTGCCCTGCGCAGAGACTTGTAATACTCATTCATCGCTATGCAGTAAGCATCAAGCGCGCTGTAAGTATCTAAGTCTATGACTGGTCGTTTCCTTGCCATAGGTAAAGTGTTACTTACCTAACATCTCGATTATGGTATCGACACGCACTTCAAGGCGATTGACCTGATCCTTGATAGATGAGCCGCCGTTAGGCTTTAACTCTGCTAGGTAATGCTTAATCATAAACTGCGTATAAGCAGCCACACCACCAAGGACTGTAACAATTCCTACAGCCCAAGCTGCGAGGTCTGCCGCGCTCATTTCTTAGGAGTTGCGTACCCGAATACGCCTGCTAGTACAGCCCATAGGATTGAGCGATAGTCGAGTGCAAAGTTAGATGCACCCCACGCTGCTAGGAAAGCACCTGCTGTCAAGATTGCTGGGTTCTTCATGTTCATTATTCTCCGCCTATCATGGGTATATTAAAGAACGAGCCATCGAGATCACCCTTGCTCGTAAAGCTGATATGAAGATGAGACTTGTGGCTATTGCTTCCAGTATATTTTCGCCAAGCCCAGCGCCTCTTGGATGATGCAATTCGTCCATCGAATATAAGGTATTTAACTCGTAAATCTCCAGACTTCGCGCAGAGTCGAATCTGGTCTGCAAGGTAAGGCATGAGGTCGGGCTTTGACTTTCCAGAGAGATCGCGGTCAAGATCCAATCCTCTGACCACATTTTTAGCAGCGCGGTCTGGAATATGATCAGATGTGCCACCCGCAAGGTGTCGTGCATCTGCGATCCACCCATCGCTCTTGCGATCTCGGTCTGGGTAACTATCATCGAGCTGCTCCCTTAGTTGCTGCCCTGCCTTGCATAGCCATGGGTTCATGCCAGTAGAAGCTTCGCCTCATCAGCAGTAATGCCTAGACGATTTAAGAGTGCCTCACGATCTGCGGCTTTTGCCTTGACTTCCTCTTGTAGCTTTACTGCATTTTCAGCATCTAATTTTATCTGGGCTATTTCAGCAGCAGTAGCATCTCTGACAATTTCCTCGCCAGTTTCAACATTGACAATTTTAACCTGTGGTTTTGTAGTAGTCATTAGTTCACTCCATAAAGTAGAATTGTACCGCCGTCAAAGTTTCCTGAGTTTATTAAGAATCCAAGTGAAGTAATTGCTGCCGTTTGATTGTATATGACAAGATTCATACTTGTGTTGGCATTTGTGCTTGTAGTATAGTTATTACTTATAGCAAAACTTCGACCTATTTTCCAACTTGCAGTATTTGTGTAGTTTGGGATTTCCACAACGGCTAATCCATTTGCGGATGTGGTATGCTGACCAGCTACTATAGTTACTTGAGCCGCATTAAAAGCTACACCTTCCTGATTTCCAGTAGTGTATTGAGTATAATGTCGGCTTGCTGTGCTGTCATTGTTATAGCGCATCTGTAGCTGCCTGTCATTGGCATCTCCTTGAAAGTTTTGGACGACAATATACAAATTTTTGTATGTTTGAGGTATTGACGATAGAACAACTGATGCGCCAGTCAATGTTGTTGTGCTAATCAAAGTCATGCCGCCTGCTGCTGGTGCAGCCCATTTTAAGCCTGTCGCGGTAGAACTGTCGGCGGTTAAAACTGTGTCATTTGCGCCAACTGCAAGGCGAGCATCGGTTGTTGAATATGTATAAACATCACCCTTAGTTGTTAAAGGTGAGCTTCCAGATTTTGTAACCCACGCCGATCCAGAATATGCTTGAATTACGTCTGTATCTTTAAGGTAGGAAATCATCCCTTCCTGTGGGCTTGCGATGGCAGACGTTCTAGCTGCTGCGCTAGCAAATACCATCACAACCTGTGAGGCTAAGTAGCCATTAGCTGAAGCAGCCGTTAAGACATCTCCTGTCGTGAACTCGATGTATCCTAAACCTGCTGCCATTATTATCTCCTAATAACTCAAAGTTGATGTGCCGATTATACCAAACAAGCTGCTGCCGATGATGAAGCCATCCGCAATAGGTTCAAGCGTTGTTACTGTTGCTGTCATGCGGTTGGGAGTTATATCCCACTTTAGCCCTTGAACCTGTAGTGTCTTAACGATAGTCGAGCCATCTGGCTGGACATTGGTTATCTCTACATTGTCAAAGAACTCAAGCTCAATCATGGTATCTGTTGGTACTGCTGTATCCAGCAAATCAACTGTCATGGCATCTATGCGGATGGTGGTCTCTTTGCGGGTTGCCACATATCCACGCGCCACATTCAAGACAATATCGTCCGTCTCTGCCACAAGGTCAGGACGATTAAGGCTGTGTGGGAAATACTTGGCAATGGAATCGTTATCGAATACTTCCTGCGTTGTGCCGCCGTTATAGCGCGTGAAGGTCACATCGTTAATGATTAGCTTGTCATCGAAGGCAAACTGTAGGTTTTTATATGGGATACCTGTGGTTTGGTTGAACTGGATGGCGGTTGTGCCGATTGACTGGACTACCTCGGTGCGGTTCTTAAAGACAGCAGTACCTTCTGCATCCATATAGAAAGCGCCGACCTCACAGAACTCTGAGTTCTTCATGGCTTCTAGGCTTGTGCGCGCTGTAGCAGGATCAGCGATACAGGTGCTAAGCCCTGTAGAGATAGAACGCATTGAAGAAGGAAACTCGATGTAGTCCAAAATCTTGCCTATGCGTGTGCCTGTGTCCTGTCCTGCCGCTGTGTCTGGGATGGTCTGCACGTTAGCCATGTTGAATAGGCGAAAGGCATCTGTAGCGATGATGTCCACATAGCCAGTCTCTTGCCCCTGTGGGTAGGTGTACTTGTAATCCTGTACATACCCGCTAAAAAGCCATGAGCTTGTAGTTGCAGTTGTAGCAGATACACGAATCTTGCGAAGTGGCGCTAACTTGCCAAAGTAAGGTGAGGCTGTGTTTTGTGGGTTAAAGTCAGAGTTAGGGTCTAATACTCGGATTGTTGCGTTGCCAGCTTCGTAGGTATCGCGCATGATGTTGCGCCCTCTGTTGATAGAGATGTTGTAAACGTTAGGAGTTAAATCAACTACTGGGATGACTGTCTCATCAGAACCAAAACTGCTTACACCAATGATTCCGTAGGCTGGGTCTCCGATGACAAAACCTGTACCAAAGGTCGCTCCGCTTGAGAAGTCAAAGGATACGTTTATGGTTGCTGGAAGTGACATTACCAGCCGCCGATTCTGCGTTCTACGTTAGCGGATGAACCAGAGAGTGCAGCTACGTTAAGCCCGCCGCGAATCTCGTCAATAAGATTCTGTGATGTAGTGACTGACCCTGCGACATTGACCACGACTGTAGAGCCACCAGCGCCAGCAGCACCTCTTGGATCAACGAATACGTCTGTGTTGAGTGGGTTGCCCTGTCCATAGGTGAAGTTGCCAGTTGGTACTGTGTACTGGAAGTTCCCCATCTGGAACTGCATAGAAGCAATGCGAGCAGCTTGCGCCTCAATACCATCAAGGAAGGACTTCCAAGCCTCAAATGGATTCTTAGCAGATGGAAGGCTAGTTAAAAACTTAGCCAAGTCCGTACCTAATCCTTGAGAAATTGCTAGTTGTTTTCCTAGTTTCTCAACTTCTGACACGTTTTCTGTAGCAAGAGCCAATTGCAACTCTAAGCGCAGACGATCTTCTTTAGAGATGTTGCCCTTAAGTGCTGCGATGATTCCAATCTGGGTTTGGTCGAAAAGAGTCCCAGTCTTTTTTAGGCTGTTCTGCTTCTTCAATTCTGCTGTGTTCTTCTGTTGTGACTTAAGCAACTCGGCGGCGCGCTTCTTAGCTGCTGCCTCTGCCTTAGCCGCTGCTGCCATTTGAGTTGAACTCTGTGGAATATTAACGCCATCCCATGCCTTCATATAATCTCGGCGCATACGGCGGTTAAACTCTTCTACTTGAGCATCCTGAATGTTCTTCTGGATAGTGTTAAGAGAACTGTTACGAATAGCGTTGAGGATTCTTACGCCTTCTGTGATTCTATCTAGGAATCCAACTGTCTTATCTGTCAGGGTGTCAATCTTACGGATAAGATCATCCAAACTTGATGAGCCGCTTAGAGCCATGCCAAAGTCGATGATTGCTCCACCAAGGCGCTCCTGCGCGTTACCTGCTGCTTCTGTAAGAATTTGCATCTTGCCCGCATAGGTATCTAGGTAGGCTGCGTTAGCCCCAGAAAACTGCGCGTTGAGACGCTCCTGCACCTTTGTGAAACTAGCGGTCTTGAGTTCTGCCTGTGTAAGTCCTAAGTTGTACTTGCGAAGGCTTCGTGTGTTGCCAACGTAAGCATTTGAGATGTCCTGTGTAACTCCGATTAGCTCGATGCCGCTACCAGCAGACACGTCCAAGCTAAGGCGCAATAACTCTAAGCTCTTGTTCACCGATCCTGTAGTAGTCAATAATGACTGGAAGGCTTGCGCAAGAGGCTCTCCAGCAATACCTGTGGCTGCTGAAATCTTATCTAGGTTGCTCTGGATTTCTGCTTGAGCAAAAGACAAACCTAGGTTCTTCACAGAGTTGGCTAGTTTGGTGTTAGCCTTTTCAGCTTCAATAAATGCTTGAACTGACTTTCTGCCAAACTGCACAAAGGCTGCCGCGCTAAGGGTTAAGCCAAGGGTTCTGCCAAGGCTCTTGACTGTTTTCTCAAAGCTCTTAACTCCCTTGTCTGCCTTGAGTAAGCCAGTTGAATCCATTGTAGTAGCAATGCGGATTGCTAGGTCTGTCATTGACATCTGTTACCCCTTTGACCTGTAATCTACTTCGCCACGAGCATTGACCTTTGTTACAACTTTCATGTTTGCAGCTTGGATTGCTTTAACGACCGCTGCTGTAGTCTTGCCTTGATCGTTAGCCCATGCCCTAAATATCAAGCGACCCTTTGTCTTGCGAGTTCTACGACCTGCGCTGTTGGATTGCTGGCTATCTACTAAGTCTGGCAACGCAGCAATAAACTGCTTACCTGCGTTAGGGTTGGCTGATTTATTAACGGCTCTGCCAGACTCCCAAACTTGTCCAATTTCGCCTTTGCCAAAAGCCCCACCTGTCCAACCTGCAACGCGGCGGGCTGGTGGTAATCCGTCAGGTCCGCTTTTGCGTCCTGCTGTCTCATAGATAGCACCTGCCGCCGACTTATTGTAAATACTTGCAAGGCTTCTAAAGCCTCGTCTGTTGGGTTTGCTTGGTGTTGTCGAATAACCGATACCACGCTTGATGTCGCTGGCGTTAAAGGCTCGATACTCCCAGATACCTACTGGTTTAGCCCAGCCAGATAACGGCGATGTGCTAGGAACGTAGCCACGAGCTTCGCTTGTGACCTTGCGAAGATGTCCAGCGATTTCCTTCTGGGTTTCCTTGGCTAATTCAGGAGTGTATTCCTTCATGGCTTTACGAAGTGCTACGGCGTTTTCCAGTTCTACTGGCATCGCTACGCTCCTTCGCTAAATCGTTTAATACCTGTATATGAGCCTTGAAAGCCATCGGAGAAAGTTCCACGATGGTTTGGAAAGGAACTCCAAACTCATAACTCAATCGAGTCGCGAGATAGGTGATGGAGTTCTTTTCCAGCCTTAGTCCAAAGGGTCAGACTCTAAGACCTCAACTGACTTGAGAGTCTCAAGGAACTGTTCCCCGAAAGGCTTGACTGTTTCACCCGAACGTCTAATTGCTTCCCAGCACAGCCAGTAAACATCTGACTGCTTCTGATCTTCAATCAAGGCTTTGTGAAAGCCCTTCTTTGCAAAAATTTCAAAGCTGTACTCTAGTAGCGGAGTAATTTCGTACTCGTTTACCTGTCCGTCAGCCCTTGTTACTTTGAGTTTTGCCATTATTAGCCCCTTAGTTAGTTGGTTATGGTGCTGTTGTTACAGCGATTGTACCTGATACGTTCCAAGTTACGCTTTGAGTTGATAAGTCTCCAACTGCACCATTTACAGGTGTTGTGTTGTTTACAAGGCAAGTCATTGTGTAAAGAGGGTTTGTAGCTGATACGACTGCATCAACCTGCTTAAATGTTACTACTGTGTTTGTTCCCCATGTTGTCTGCAAAGTCTGAAGTGTCTTTGAAGTTGCTGAATCATTAAAGAAGTCGATTGTGATTGAAGATGCTTCCAAACCCTTTACAAATTTGTGTCCGCCATCGCCAAGTGCTGTGACCTCAAGCTCGTCAAATGCTCTGTTGATTGTTACTGATGATACTAGAGTTGAGAGATCAACCGCATTAACAGTAAGAATTCCCGTATTTGCTAGATATACTGCCATTTAGTTTATTCCTCTTCTTTCTTAGTTGTTGGTTTTGGTGCTGCTGCTGAAGCAACCTGACCGATTTTAATCAGGAAGGCTTCGTTTTCTTTTTCCCATTGTGCTAAATCGGTCATGATTTAACTCCATTCCGTAAGTGTGCTGACTGCAATGTCGCAAGCCAGCAAATCTCCTGTAGGCAGGTTCAGCACCTTAGGGCTGCTTACGCTTCCTACATTGAACACGATTGTTGAGGCATCCAAGAGCTGAAAGACTCTAACAACATCATCTTCAATTCCTGCAAGGTTTCCTTGATTGTCTAGTAATGGCACAAGGATAGTAATAGTAAAATTCGCTAGCGGCGCGACAGATGTGCGGTCATTATTGGTCGGCGTGATGTATGGATCAGCAGGGCTGACAATAACGCTGTTAGCAATAGGCGTAGCAGGTGGGAACGAGAACACGCTCCATTTAGTATTGTCAGTAAGTGCCGAGGCTATAGAAGCTCGAAGAGTGGTTATCGCTGGCATCAGCCCACCATTGAGTTAGGGCTTAGGAATGGTGCTAGTAAGCCACGAACGCGAGCCATGAGCTGATTAGACATTGTGTAAGGGCTTGGTGCGTAGCCGTCAATAGATACGCCTTGACCTGTTGGCGCTTGACGCGCTTGCCAGATAGCAACGCTGATCATAAGACTAGCTTCCTGTACTGCTGGCTTGCTTGAGTAATCTGTATAAGTAGTTGCCGCTACCTGGCCATAAGGGTAAATTGGGTGAAAAGTCTTAACTACGTTTGCTGCGTGAGTAGTTGTAATGTCAATGCTTTTTCCATTGACTGCATTGACTGTCTTTGAGCCGTTAAAAGCTGATCCACAACCTGTGATTGTAATTTGCTGCCCGACATAGAAAACGTCATCAACGTAGTCGTTGAAGTATAAGACTCCTGCTGTGCCGTTGTTAGAATGACCTGTTGCTGGAAGTACGTTTGTCCATAGAAAAGGCAACAAGACATCATCAGCAGCATCGCAGACGGATTGAAGCAC